GGGGACTAAACTATACTATTACAGGGAGATAGATTGTGGCATTAACACTCCAAAAACAAGTTCTAAATTTTGTATTAGACCAAGGTTGCACCTTTTCTAAAGTTGTTACCGCTAAAGATACCGCAGGAGCAAATGTTACAATTTCTACTGGGTCCGCAGCAGGTAAAATGCGACAATCCTACCATTCATCAAATAATGTTCATGATTTCACTGCAGTAATTGAAGGATCAAATGTGACATTTTCTTTGACCTCTACACAAACAACAGCAATAGCAGATGGAAATTATGTATTTGATGTAGAATATACACAAGCAGGAGGAGATATAGAAAGAATAGTAGAAGGTCTTATAACAGTTTCACCGGAGGCGACAAAATAATGGCACAACCAACTACTAGAACTACTTTTAAGGAATATTGCAAACGAAAACTCGGATGGCCTGTAGTAGAATTAAATCTAGATGATGATCAAGTTGAAGATTGTGTAGATGATGCACTTCAATTTTTTCAAGAATATCATTTTGATGCAACAGAAAACACATTTCTAAAACATCAAATTTCTGGTTCTACTGTAACATTAGCAGGAGCTCCTACAGGAACTTTTTCAAATGGTGAATATTTTACTGGAGGAACAAGCGGAGTAAGAGCAAGAGTACATGAATATCATAGTGCAAACACTACACTTAGATTCAAGGACCCAGATGTTAAATTTGGTGGAGATGGTAATACGTATTACGGTAATACTACTACTACATTTTCAACAAGTGAAACTCTAACAGGAGAAGACTCTGGCGCTATAGCAACAACTCACGCTTCTACGGCAACTGTAATAGGAGACTTTGATAACAAATATATTGACATAGCAGAAGCTATTATTGGAGTGAGGAGAATAATACCTTTTTCAGATAATGAATCAGCTGGCTCTGGTATGTTTTCTGTTAAATATCAATTTGCTTTAAATGAAGTCCATAATTTAGGTGGAGATTTAGTATCTCATGAACTAAAACGACAGCATTTACAATTAATTGGTGAAATGTTTACAGGTTCTCCTATGTTCAGATATAATAGACATGCTGATAAATTATGGTTAGATATTACTTGGGGTGCAGATGCCGATATTGATGATTGGATAATAGTAGAATGTGACAGAATTCTTGATCCTTCTACATATGCGGATATTTGGGGTGATATATTTCTTAAACAATATGCCACGTTATTGCTAAAAAAGCAATGGGGACAAAATTTAATTAAATATGAAGGTATGCAACTTCCTGGTGGATTGACTCTTAATGGTAGACAATTATATGATGATGCAGTTACAGAAATCACAACCATAGAAGAACAAATGCAATTAAGATATGAATTGCCCGTAGATCATTTGATAGGATAACATTTAATGGCCACTAATCCTTATTTCAATCATTATGGAAAAAATACAGCAGATCAAAGATTAGCAGAAAATCTTATGATTGAGTCCATTAAGACTTATGGAATTGATATTTATTATTGCCCAAGAACCCTCGTTAAAGAGGATCTTCTATTAGGTGAAGACGCGCTCTCCGAATATAATAGTTCCCATACAATTGAGATGTATATTAAAACTATTGATGGGTTTGAAGGTGAAGGTGATTTTATTGCAAAATTTGGACTACAAATAAATGATCAAATTACTTTTACTGTAGCAAGACGCAGATGGGCAGAATTAGGATTAGTTGGTGATGGAAGAGAACTTGCCCCAAAAGAAGGAGATATAATATATTTTCCTATGACTAATGCATTATTTCAAGTTCTGTTTGTAGAAGATGAATCGGTATTTTATCAAACTGGTGGATTACAAGTTTATGATCTTGTATGTGAAATGTTTACTTATTCAGATCAAAAATTAAATACTGGTATAGAAGACATTGATAAAATTGAACGATTACAAGCATATTCTTTAGATTTTACATTGGATACTGGAAGCGGAAACTATACAGTAGAAGAGATTGTATATCAAGGAGAATCTTTAGGAGCAGCAACAGTACAAGGAGAAGTAGCGAGTTGGAGTTCTACAACTAAAATATTAAATCTTATTAATATGACAGGTAATTTTTCTGGTACTGTTAATATTATTGGTGATAGTTCAGGGGCCAGTTATTCGGTCGCATCATTTAATGCACAAGATTCAACTTCAGCATCAGCAGGTGATAATTTAGCAATAGAACAAGAAGCGGATTCTATTATTGATTTCACCGAAGGTAATCCGTTCGGGAGCCTATAATGTTAGGACAAACTTATTATCATGAAACTATCAGAAAATATGTTGCTGTATTTGGAACACTTTTTAATGATATTAATATTCAAAGAAAAAATTCAGCTGGTGTAATAACAGAACAAATTAAAGTTCCGATAGCATATGAAGCTAAAGATAAAATGTTATTGCGTGTGAGAAGAGGTTCTAAATCCGATCAAAGTCTTCAAATAAGTTTACCAAGAATGGGATTTGATTTAAACGCTATTATATATGATCCAACTAGAAAATTAAATACTTTAGGTCAAACTTATGCCGCGAATAATGCTACGAATTCTACTACATTATTAAAACAATATAATCCTGTACCTTATAATTTTGATTTTACTTTGTCTGCTATGGTAGATAATTCAGAAGATGGTGCACAAATATTTGAACAGATCGTTCCTTTCTTTACACCAGAATTCACAGTTAGTGTAAATTTGGTACCTTCTATGAACATTAAGCCAGATATTACAATAATATTGAATGATGTTTCAATTGAGGATTCATATGAGGGAGACTTAGTTGTAAGAAGAGAAATTATTTGGACTTTAAATTTTATGTTAAAAGGATATATTTATCCTGATGTTAAATCTGGATCAGTTGTTAAAACGGTTCTAGTACATCTCCGTACTCCTGCGGAAGTGGATGTTCCAGAATATATTGTCTTAGAAGATAGTACAGATTTTTCAACAAATTATATGTTGTTAGATGCAGATGCAGGATCTCCTGATGCTACAGGTATAATGAAGGTTCTTAATGAATCAAGTTCTGATGCTGCAATGGCTGGAATTAAAACAAGAATAACAACCACTCCTGGTGCCAATGATGTTGTTGCAAGTGATGATTTTGGATATTCACAAACATTTGAATATTTTGATAATCCTATAGATAATAATCCAACAACCGGCTTAGATGTTAATTTATAATGATGGGGAATAATGAAAGATATAGTGGACGGAAGAATAGATGAAATATTAGAAATTACAAGTTTAATTCCTACGCCTGAACTTAAACCAGAACCAAGTTCAAGAATTTTACCGAATACAGATGGTAAAGATGATGATATTGATTATAATTATGCCCGTGAAAATTACTACAATTTAATCGAAAGAAATCAAGACGCAGTAGAAGAGATGTTAGAGATTGCAAAACAATCTGAACATCCTCGTGCTTTTGAGGTGGTCGGACAATTAATCAAATCTGGATTAGATGCAAATAAAGAATTAATGGCACTACATAAAACAAAAAAAGAATTGACTATAGAAAAGGGACCATCACAAGTAACAAATCAAGCAGTTTTTGTTGGTTCTACCGCTGAATTACAAAAACTCTTAAAGGTAAAACGTGCCGAGTGAAAATTATTTAGGAAACCCCAACTTAAAGAATGTTGGTCAGGTTATAGAGTGGACAGAAGAATCCCTTACAGAATATATGCGTTGTAAGGAAAATCCTGAATACTTCATCCAGAATTTTGTCAAAATTATTCATGTAGATCATGGGCTTGTACCATTTGATATGTATGATTATCAAAAGGATATGATTCATAAGTTTACTGATAATCGTTTTGTGATTTGTAAAATGCCTAGACAGACGGGTAAATCAACCACTATCATCGCTTTTCTTCTTCATTATATTTTGTTCAATGAAAGTGTTAACGTTGCTATCCTAGCCAACAAAGGGGCGGTAGCAAGAGAACTTCTTTCTAGATTACAACTTGCATACGAACATTTACCTAAGTGGTTACAACAAGGAGCGGTTGTATGGAACAAAGGAAATATTGAAATAGAGAACGGATCTAAAGTTATAGCTGCTGCGACTTCTAGTTCAGCTGTTCGTGGTAGTTCATTCAATATCATTTTTCTTGATGAGTTTGCCCACGTTCCTCAAAATATAGCTGAATCTTTTTTCACTTCTGTTTATCCTACAATTTCTTCTGGTGAATCAACCAAGGTACTTATTGTTTCAACTCCACTTGGTATGAATATGTTTTATAAGATGTGGATAGAAGCAGAAGAAGGTAGAAATGATTATGTTCCAATCGAGGTTCATTGGTCAGATATGCCGGGAAGAGATTTGAAGTGGAAAGAAGAAACAATACGTAATACTTCTGAAGTACAGTTTACCCAAGAGTTTGAATGTGAGTTCGTTGGATCAACATATACACTAATTGCTCCATCAAAACTTAGATCAATGGTATTTAAGACTCCTTTACATATTAACAATAATTTATCTGTATATGAGGAACCAATTAAAAATCATACATATGCATTAGTAGCAGATACTTCACAAGGAAAAGGTGTAGATTATTCTGCTCTTGTAGTATTTGATGTTTCTGAAATGCCCTATACACAAGTAGCGGTGTTTAGAGATAATACTATTTCACCGTTGTTATATCCAAACGTAATTCATAATGTAGGTAATAAATATAATCAGGCACATGTTTTAATTGAAGTTAATGATATTGGTTCTCAAGTAGCAGATACACTTCATTATGATTTAGAGTATGAAAATATAATGATTGTTACTATGAGAGGTAGAGCAGGACAACAAATAGGCGGTGGATTTGCAAAGAACATTCAATTGGGAATAAGAACAAGTAAACAAATTAAGAGAATAGGATGTGCCGCATTAAAAGATTTGATAGAACAAGACCAATTAATCATTCCAGATTTTGAAACGATTAAAGAACTTACAACTTTTGCTTTAACAAATAATACGTATCAGGCGGAAGAAGGTGCACATGATGATCTAGCGATGACATTGGTAATATTTTCATGGTTAGTTCAACAACGATATTTCAAGGAGTTAACAAATATGGATGTACGAAAAAAAATGTGGGAAGATCAAATGGAAACTTTAGAGCAAGATATGTTGCCCTTTGGAATTATAGATGATGGTATGGAACAAGAAACTGTTGTAGATACTGAAGGTCAATCTTGGGATGTAATAGATGATAATGCAAGACGATTATACACTTAGATAAATACCAGAGAACACTTTAAGGAATAAGAAATGGCAGATTTAATAATTAAACCTGCGGCGGGAGCCGGTAATAAATTAATTTTACAGAAGCAAGACGGTTCTACATGGATAGATACCGATACCGTTGTCGGTGGTGGTACACTTCTTAGCATGACCGTTTATACTACAGGTAGTGGTAACTATACAGTACCTAGTGGATGCAACAAAATTCATATTTATGTAACTGGTGCCGGAGGCGGCGGTGGTGGTATGGGAGATGGAGGAGGTTATTCAGCTGGAAACTTCCAAAACCCACGGAGAGGTCATGCAACAGGATCAGGAGGAGGAGCAGGAGGAACAGCTATTTCTGTACTTGCTGTTACACCGGCTGCGATAATTGCGTATGTTATTGGCAATGGTGGGGTGAATGCTGATTCTTCCAGTAACTTTACTACTGATGGAACTGTCGGATCTAATTCAACTTTTGCACATTCAGGAGGAACGCTAACTGGTGCCGGAGGTGGAGGTGGAGATCATGCTACTAAGTATCCAAATATCTCTAGTCCTTATAATCATGGTGGTTCACCAAAAGGTGGCGCAGGTGGTACCTCAACAGGTGGTCAATTAAATTTAAGAGGATCAGCAGGTCAAGGTGGTACCGTACATTGGGAACATAGTGGTGGTTATCCTTCTCATCATCCTTCTAGTGGAGAAGGCGGTGCTTCTTATTGGGGAGGAGTAGGAATTCCAGCTCATGAGGCTGTTCCCGATGTTGCCTACTCTCGTCACTACGGAGGGACAGCTTCTGATGCCCAAGATGGAGAAACTGGTTCAGGAGGATGTGGAGGTAGAGTACATTACGGCCAATGGGGATCTGATGGAGGGAAAGGCATAATCGTTATATATGAATATGCGTGATATTTGGATTCCACACATACCTAAAAATGCAGGTAAGACAGTTATTTTAAACATCAAAGAACATTGTCAAAATAATAAAAATTTCAACCATGAATTTGTAGAAGACCTTTATTATAATGCAAAGAATTATAATACAGAAAGAAGAATAAGACTAGATCATGGTACTGTTTACGAATCAGAAAAAAAGAATTGGCTAAACATTCTTGTTATTCGTAATCCCTTAGATAGATTTGTAAGTTGGTTTAATTGGTCAAAATGGCTTTCATGGATGCATAATAAGGCTATAAATGATTTATCTATGGATCAGTTTATTGAACTTGGTTGTGGGAATAACACCATAATTAAAAATCCGCACGGTCCTTGGTTTGCTAGCCACCATATAGGACACCTTCAATTTTTAAATATGCAACAAGCTATTTACGGATGTGATAAAGATCAGAAAAAGAAATTTACACTTAAAAATGTCTTTAATATATTTGATCATATAATTGATGTATCCAACATAGATAAAGTATTTGCTTTAATAGAAGATAATTTTTTAAATAAAAAAATAAATTGGAAAAGACATAATACTGATCAGCAAACAATTGATAGGCTTAATCAATTACAAATACCAGAAGAATTTAAGTTATTCAACAAAGAGTCTTTAAATGAGAAACAAATAGAACGAATCAATGATGTTAGCGGATTCAACGAAGATAAAATTTTCTATGAAAAATGGAAAACCTTATATAAAATTAAACAAATGGATCCATATCCGCAAAATTAACTTCAGTAGGTGGATTGTTTATTTCTGTTATTAAATCTTCAATTTTATTAGATAGATCAGGTCTTTCCTTTTTCAATCTGTTTAAAAAACTCAAAGAACCAGTAATCAATTGTTCAGGGCGGATAG